TGTTCTTTAAGTACCCTTCGAACCAGTATGATCTAAAGGGTTACTTTACTACAGAAGAACTTCCATATGTAAAAATGGTTGCAGAAACTGAAACATTTGCAGAAGTTGCGGATGTTGCAGAAAAAATCTTTAACTTCATTTCTGAGAAAGTAGAAGAAGAAAAAGAAAATCAAATGCAAAATTCTGTTTCACCATCCGATGAAGAAGAAAATCCAGATGCACAAAGTATTGATATTTCTTCTGACAGTTCTGAAGAGATTGAAGAGACTGATGGTGATGGTGATGCTGATCAGGAAAAAAATTCAGAAAACGGAAATGATGATGATTCCAAATCTTCTTCAGAAGAAAAAGTTTCTGCAAACGGTGGTGATAAAATAGAACCATCAGATAGTGAAGAAACACCTACAACATCTACTGGTGGGAAAGAAGGTGGTTCTGGAATTAATGATAATGAGTTTGTGTCTCAGACAGCAACCGACCTTGCAGATGCACTTAAAGAATTGATAGATCATGAAGCGTCTATCACATATCTTGATATCCCAAAATTCAATGCAAATGATTATATTATTCAGTGGACAGAAGTGCGTGATGATCTTGCGAAGAAGTTGGATATGAGCTTGATTACAACTGAAAAAATGAAGAACTACTGGACAAACTCATATACTAATCTTCTTGCAAAACATAACAAAACAATTTCTTATCTTGTAAAAGAATTTGAAATGAAGAAGTCTGCAGATGAGTATGCGAAAAGTTATATTGCGAAGTCTGGTAATATCAACTCCAACAAACTTTGGAGTTTCCAGTTGAATGAAGATATCTTTAAAAAGAAAAATGTCATTCCAGAAGGCAAAAACCATGGTATGGTTATGCTTGTTGACTGGTCAGGTTCTATGCATCGTCAGTTGGTTAAGACGGTAGAACAAACAATTATTCTTGCAACTTTTTGCCGCCGTGTTGGAATTCCTTTTGAGGTTTACAACTTCAGTGATCAAAATCGTTCTAAAGTTGACAAATATGAAATTTTGGAATCGCTAGAAGTAGGTGAACATGTTTTTAGTCCAAATGTAAAACTTCATTGCATGTTGTCTCATAAAATGAAAAAGTCTGAATTCTATGAAGCATGTCGGCAATATATCAATCTTGCATATGCAAATGTATATCATATTTATGGTATAACTTATGAACTGGATCAATACCGCATGGGTGGAACTCCTCTTAACGATTCTTTGATTATTCTTGATAAAGTAGTAGGTAAGTTTCGTAAAGAAAACTCAGTTCAGAAAATGAGTTTTGTAGTTCTGACAGATGGTGAGGCAGGAGATCATTTCCAATATGTTGATGAAACCCCCGATGGACAAAAGTGGATTTCTCATAAAGGATTTTCTTGGCGCCGGACTCTCAATTCCAGTACAGTTTTTGTAAAGGACAAGAATACAGGAACATTCTTTTCGTATGACACAAAAAAACATAGTCAAACTGATGCATATTTGGATTATATGAAAAATAAACATAATGCCTCTTCTATTGGGTTTTATGTTGTGAATAACCTTCGGGACTTAAAATCCGCTATCTATAATTACATGGGTAAAGGAAATGTGTGGTGTGATACTGGAAAATACCTAAAAGAGTCTCGTAAAAATGGTTTCTTGACAGCTACTAAGTGTGGATATGATGAATATTACATTCTTGATATGCGTAACCAAGGTAGTGAAGATGAATTGGAAGTTAGTGATGATATGACTAATGCAAAAATTGCAAAACAGTTTGCAAAATTCCAATCCAAGAAAAAAACCAGTCGCCAACTTCTAAATAAATTTGTCGATCTGGTGAAATAATTGCCAAAAACTATTGACAACCCTAGTAGTTTTTGGTATTATGTACTTGTAATGATGATTTGTGAAACCTTCCCTGTGGAGAATATATAATGTGGAATAAAGACAAAAAGGTAGAGTTCCTTTCAAAACTCCAAACCAAGTATGGTAGTGTTGTCCGTAAAAAAGACATTCTTGCCGAGGCAGAAGAGTTTGGTGAGGCAACTCCCCAATGGTTGTGTAAAACACAAAACCGCCAAGGACATGGTTCCTACAATGTAAGTAATGTGTTTAATATGCTTACAGGTAATGTTGTTCCTATTACAAAAACAAAAAAGTCGGCGGTGTCAATGCCAGAACGTCATACAGAATCATTGATTCCAGAAAAAGATCCAAACTTTGTTAAGTTCGGATTCTACAATGACATGAAAAAGATTCTTTCATCAAAAATCTTTTATCCTGTTTTCATTACTGGACTTTCTGGAAACGGTAAAACCTACGGTTCGCAACAACTTTGTGCTCAACTGAAACGTGAGTGTATTACAGTTCCAATTACTATCGAAACTGATGAGTCAGATTTGTTGGGGGATAAAACCCTTGTTGATGGTAATGTAGTCTTCTCACAAGGCCCTGTTGTCGATGCAATGGAACGAGGTGCAGTTCTTATTCTTGATGAAATTGACCTTGCATCAAATAAGATTATGTGTCTCCAGTCTATCATTGATGGTAAGGGTGTTTATCTAAAGAAAGATAACCGCATGGTTCGTCCTGCGCCTGGGTTTACAGTTATTGCAACTGCAAACACAAAAGGTAAAGGTTCTGATGATGGACGGTTCATCGGTACTAATGTTCTGAACGAGGCGTTCTTGGAACGATTCAAAGTTACCTTTGAACAGGAGTATCCTTCTCAATCGGTAGAGAAGAAAATTCTTACAAACCATCTTACTTCCTTTGGTAAGGTTGGTTCTGAAGAAACAAAAATCATCGAAGACCTTACCACTTGGGCTTCCGCAATTCGCCGAACCTTTGAAGAAGGTGGTATCGATGAAATCATTTCTACTCGCCGTCTAGTCCACATTGTCGAGACATATTCAATATTTGGTGATGTGTTCAAGGCAGTAGAACTTTGTACAAATCGTTTTGATGAAGATACAAAGTCATCCTTTGTTGACCTGTTCACCAAGATTAACGGTGGTGAAGATGTCACAAACATGGGAACGAATGATGAAGAACTATTCAATGAGGAACCATTTTGATAGATTATAAGTTCAACGAAGATGTATTGCTCGAAGAGATTCGGGCATACATCGATAATACATACAACCAACACTATTCGCAAGGCAGATTCCAATCGACCGAATTCATTATGGATAATGGTTTAGGCGAAGGATTTTGTTTAGGAAATGTATTGAAATATACACAAAGATATGGTAAAAAGGGATCACCAGAAGATCATAGAAAAGATCTATTGAAGGTGATCCACTATGGTTTACTGGCATTACATAATCATGATTTAACTTATGGAGAAAATATAAATGAGATTGAGTGAAACAACCCAGAATATTCTAAAAAATTATTCTACTATTAATCAGTCGATTTATCTTAAAAAAGGTAATCGACTTTCGACTATTTCCGTGATGCGAAATATCCTTGCAGCCGCAGATGTAACAGAAGACTTTCCAGTAGATTTTTGTATCTATGATTTGACAAAGTTTTTAAACCTATTGTCAGTATACCCAGAACTTGAATTTCACGAAAAGTATGTGATGATGACCAATGGGGAAAAGAGTTATAAGTTCTATGCTGCAGAACCATCTATTGTTGTATATACAGAAAATACATTTGAACTAGATGGTTCGGAAAACAATCCATCAGGTTCTAAACCATCTCCAACTTGGGATATTGATGTTAATATTCCTAATACAACACTTTCGACAATCAATAAAGTGGCATCGATAAGTGGACTTCCAGATTTTTCTTTGGAAACTGGTGATGATGAAAAAGTATTTTTGTGTGCATTGGATAAGAAAGATGATACCTCTAATGTTGCAAAAGAACCAGTTGGCGAGAGTGATAAAAACTTTAGAATGTTCTTCAAGTCTGAGAACTTGAAACTTATCGAAGGTGATTATTCTGTAAGTATTTCGAAGAACAAAATCTCAACTTTCCGCCATCAGAAACTTCCTATTCAGTATTGGATTACACTTGAACAAGATTCTGTTTATGGAGAGTGAGGATGGGTTCAGAAAATTATCTATGGGTAGAGTCATATCGTCCTAAAACCATTGACGAATGCATATTGCCGGACGACCTAAAGGCGACCTTCAAAGAGTTCGTAGAAAACGGTAGTCTTCCTAACCTACTCCTTGCAGGAGGGCCTGGTATTGGTAAAACAACTGTCGCTAGAGCATTATGCGAAGAACTGAATGTTGACTATATATTAGTGAACGGTTCAGAAGATGGAAACATCGACACTCTTAGAACCAAGATTAGAAACTATGCATCAACTGTAAGTTTTAGTGCGAGTGATAATGCAGAATTTGGAAAGGTTATTATTTTAGATGAGGCAGATTATCTCAATCCGCAATCGACTCAGCCTGCTTTGCGTGGGTTTATCGAAGAATTCTCAGGCAATTGCAGATTTATTCTCACTTGTAATTTTAAAAATCGTATCATCGAACCACTTCATAGTCGGTGCTCTCTAGTAGAATTTAAGATTGCAAAAAAAGACAAACCAAAACTTGCATCTGGTTTTTACACTAGGGTTCTTAAGATTCTTGATAGTGAGAATATCAAGTATAAAGAAAAAGTCATTCAACAACTTGTAATGAAACACTTTCCAGATTGGAGAAGAGTTTTAAATGAGTTGCAAAGATATTCTATAGGTGGTGAGATTGACGAAGGCCTTCTCACTGATGTTGGAGAAATAAATCTTGGTAAGTTAGTATCTGCCTTAAAAGATAAAAAGTTTACCGAAATGCGTGGATGGGTAAATCAAAATTTAGACAATGACCCTAATACTTTGTTTAGAAGTATCTATGATGGACTGTATGACCATATGGAACCATCTTCCATACCCCAGGCAGTCGTAACAATTGCAGATTATTCGTATAAGTCTGCCTTTGTAGCTGATCAGGAAATCAATTTAGTTGCATGTCTTACTGAACTAATGGTAGAGTGTGACTGGAAATGAGTTACGATTTATTTAAAGATTACATTCCATCAATCTCTCATACAAAAAAGAGGTTGATGGATAGTGATGATGAACAATGGGAGAAAAACTATCAACCTTACCTTGTAAACAAGAACTACTCTAATTTCCAAGATACTATATTATACGCCAACGAAATGAACAAATATCATAATCTTGATAATAAGTTACAATTCGATTATTTACTAAATAGTATACGTCCAAGGAAAAGGTTTTCACCTTGGCATAAAAAAACTATTCATAATGACTTTGATTATGTAAAAGAATATTATGGATATAAT